ATAGGTCGGGTCGTTTTTGAGCAGATATGGATTTTCGTAAAGCGTGGATGGAATGTAGACCTTCCAAGTAAGCGGCTTACCGGAATCATCCCATCCGTCCGCTACTGGTGTCATTGGCGGCGCAACATCAATGAAACGCGCTTTGATGATGTTATGCAGAGTACCACCGGGGTTGCATGTGGCAAAAATTTGGCAAGGTATTCCCGCCGCCGAGCGCATATTGCCTCGCATCATATCGAACTCACGAATAGAAGAAAAGTTGCCGAGTTCGTCATAAATAACGAGCGTATAAGCATGACCCTGATAGCTGTCGATTTTATCGCCTTCGAGATAATCAAACTCGCAGATTGCACCGTTTTTGAACTCAAAACGTTTCTTTTGTTCTTTCCAAATAGCGATACCTTCGAACCAACGTTTTGCTTCGTCAATGTTCGGTTCGAGTTCTTTCAGAGTTTTACGAAGAAAGAGAATACGCGCGTCTTTTCCGTAGAGTTGAGCGTGTTGCATTATCTTGATGTAGGAACAGGCGCTTTTTCCGCCGCCACGCGAGCCGCCAAATATAATAGTATCACACGGACAATCTAACGCAATCTGTTGTTTTTCAGTAGGATAGATGTCTCTTGTTTTGCTAATTATCTTATCGTTTGGCATATCATTTTTTTCCTAACTTTTCGATAATTTCATCCGTGGAAAGTTGTTTGAGTTCGTCAGTCTGTTTTTCATGGAAAGCAACCGCCTTTCCACTCCAAGCCTCAACGCGCTTTTCTTTGCTTGCGTTATTGTTTTCCTCGTTAGCGGTCAGGTTTGCCGTTACAGCATGAAGAACGACAAGTGGTTGTCCGTTTGAGCCGCTGATTTCGAGTTTGTCGCCGAAACCTCTATCTCGCGCCTGTGCTTCAAGGAACAGCTTTCGAGCGAATTTGTCGCCGTTCTTTGCGTCTTCGATAAGGTTATCCATAACCATATCTTTTTCGCGTTCTTGCTCGTCCTTGATTTCCTGTTTGATTACGGGGTCTTTATCAATCCATTCCTGAATACAGGAACGAGTGCAACCAAGTTTCTTTTCAATATTGAGGATAAGCCCCTTACTTCCTGAAATAGCAGACAGGACTTCTTCGCGCGTTACAGACGTGCGTTTTACCTCAATAAAGTCCTGATAATTCTGCTGTTGCTGTTTCGGTTTGTACATCTTTGATTTCCTTTACAGGTTTGCTATCAAGTTCAATAATTCCGTTATCGTCAACGATATTATTGATAAGGTTTGCAAAATATGGATTCTGATTGAGATAATCGAACAGAATGATTTTATCCTTGCTTGTGAGATTATTGGTAACTTGCGTAACGATTTCCTCTTTATCTATCGTGAAGTTATCCGGTAAAAGTTTATCGCCGTTCTGCGGTGCAATTTCGTGTTTATCCATGTCAAGACCGAATAGACGAATATAGCGCAACTTTTCTTCTTCGGAGACCTTGCGCGTATAGAGATATGTCATGTACTCGGTCATGTGTCCGACAATCGAACGCACGATAGTTTCAGGTATTCCGAATATTCCGGCGAGTGTGCAAAAGGTGTGCCGGAGACTGTGCAGACCTTTTTTATTGCATTTGCGAGTTACGCCGTCAACGGCTGTCTTTGTTTCGATGCCGAGCGAGGCGAGAAAACGGGTTGCACGGTTCGACACGATTGACTTATTGAAATCGTAGTCCTTGAAGTGTTCAGGCAAAAGATACTTTTCGTCTTTGGACTTATCATAAAGCCCTTGAATGTACTGGCGAAGTTTGAATGTCATGGGAATTGAGCAGAGTGCGCCAGTCTTGATTCGTCTTCGAATGATGAAGTTCCGTTCAAATGAAATGTGCGACTTTTCGAGTGTGCAAATATCGCCCATTGAAAGACCAGTGAACAAACCGATTGTGAAAAGCGGACGCAAATAATCATCGGCGTTCTTGAAGATAAGCGAAAGCTCATCGAACGTGAATGGTTCGTGTGATTCGCTATGTTCAATCAGCTTCGGAATCCGTGCGAACGGAGATTCATCCATGCCAGTATCATCAAGCAACTTTTCGTAGAGGTCATTGAGAAAAATATGCTTGTGGTTCAATGTGTGCGTTGAGAGTTCGATTTTGTTGTTATCTCTGAAATCTCTGTAACTGCCAAAAGTTCGGATAAGCGAAATGTAAGCCTCTGCAATCTTTTTCTCGACCTTTTGGATGCAGTCGCATTGAGGGAATTGTTCTTTGATGAAAAGCGTGAAGTCTTCCCATATCTTTTCGTTGTAGGACGTTTTCGGATTATCCTCTTTGCGATTCACTCTGCGGCGAGGCTTGCAAAGATACAACTCGAACGCCTTGCTGAAATAAATCGGGTTCTGCGCGATAATCATGTCCTTGCATTTAAGAAACAGTTCTTTCAGCGTCTTGCACTGTTCCAACCTCAAAACGGATGCACGATGCAAAATCTCGAACGAAACTGCGTCCTTTACATCCTCGGTGTGGCAAGAACCTTCGTAAACGATGCCGTTGTAGTCGTAATGGAAACGGAAGATGCCGTCTTTGCCTCTTTCTACACTCATTGCTTTTCTCCTTTGTGCATTAAGTGTGTTGGTTTGAGCGTGGATGATAATATAATATACAACACCATATACAGAAGTCAAGCCTATAATATAAAAAAATCAGAAAAAAGTTTTGAAAAGGTCTTGAAAAACGCCGGAATCGTGCTAAAGTAATACAACCAAACCACCATAAAAGAAGGAAAACTTGTATGGCAGAACAAAAAGTTTACTCTATTGAGGAAAAGCGTCTTTCTCCGATTTCAGAAGAACGCATTGACGAAATTTTGGACGCTGTGAAAAATATCCAGTTCCATAATCTTTGGCGGCGCGGATATTCCGAAACAGTGAATCTTTTAGACAGTAAATCATTGGGGAAAAGCCTTGATACTGTCTGCGGTGCTTGCCTTGATTTAAGTGCGCTCGTTGAGGAAAACAACAAACTTGTGAGAATGTTGGGGATTCAGAATGAAACGGTCGATATGTACCTGTTCATTCTTCAAAAGCACAAAGTGGACGTGAACAAAGAAATTGAGCTTATCCGCAAGAAGAAAGAGCAAGAGGAAAAGCGAAACCGTGCGAATACTGGCAAATGCGAAAAGACCTCTTCACAGTCTTAACATCATCCTATTTTACGTTTGCTTTATTTGTTTTTACTGGTGCATACTGCTTGCTGAACGCCGAACAATGCGCGAGTAATGCAAATATCGTAAACTATGCGGATGCCCTTTGGTTTGCCCTTAATGCGTCCTCGGTTGGAAATTCAAATTTCTATCCAGTTACGAATCTCGGCAGAATCATCGGAGCGATTTTGATTTTAGTCGGTTACGCCTTATTCACCCTGAATATTGCCGTAATTTCATCGTACTTTTCCCATAAACTCAACAAACACAAAGAAAGGTAAACAACATGGGAGACGAAAACACAAAAGAAGCAACTGCCAATATCGGTTTCGGTTGGAAACCCGTGAGCGAACAGAGTGAACAGGATGCTTTCGCTGTTGCAATGAACAAAATGAAACATCAGATTCACGAAAATGCCGTCAAACACGGTTGGTGGGACAACGAGCGTGAGGACGGAACGTGCATTGCTCTTATGCACTCTGAACTGTCAGAATGTCTTGAAGCAATGCGGAACGATTTCAACGCGCCGGACAAACACTGTCCGAACTTCTCGGCAGTAACAGTCGAACTCGCCGACTGCATCATCAGAATCCTTGATTACTGCGGCAAAAAAAATCTCCCGATTGCAGAGGCGATTGTTGCCAAGCATCAGCACAACATCAACCGCCCCTACAAACACGGGGGAAAAGCGTTCTGATAAGATTGTGAAATCTATTTAGAACGGCGCGGATTCATCTTCTGCGGTGTTTCCACCATAGACGCTATCGGATGCACTCCCTTGCGGGTTGTCCGTAGCGTCTCTTTGTGCCTGTTCTTCTCTGTCCCGAATCTGTTTGGCGACACTTTCGCCCTCGGTATCAAAGAAGATGGAATCGGCGATAATCGCAACGCTTGAAAGGGATTTGCCGGACTTGTCTTTGTAGACGCTTGCGGAAAGTCTTCCGACAACGCAAATCTGCGCCTTTTCAACAAGTTTGTTCACAACGTAATTGGCATAGTCGCCAAAAACGGTTACAGTGTAGTTCTCGAACACACTTCCGTTCTTTCCCTTGTAGACCGTGTAAACGCCGAACCGAAGGATTTTCGTTTCGTTGTCGGGGGTCTTGAAAATGCGACCAACGTGGCAGGAGAGGATTACAGAGTTCATCATAGTCTTTTTTCCTTCTTTTAGGTTTGGATTTGTATTGTTATTTGTTTTCGACAGGTTCAATAGCGGCATCGGTTTCGTCCGTTGCAACAGGGACACCATTATAGGCGTTGAGTACATCGGCAATGGACTTGATAGCCTCGGCAACATTCCCGTTATCATTCAGGGTAATGCTCACAAACTGCTTTTTCGTTACGCTCTTCGCGTTCCAAATCGAGGAACTTTCTTCAGAGCGATAGGAAATCGAGTTCGTGCCGCTTTTGGTGGAACTGAAGTCGCCGCTGATAAACGTGGTGTTCAGACCGGGAATCTTCGTGTCGGGGTCAATGCCGACAACCGATTTAATAACCGTTCCGTTGCCGGACAGGTTCTTTTCGGGGATTCCCTTCGTCATGTTGTCAAGCGCGGTGCAAGACGCAAAGACGGTCATGGCAAAGATGCCAACGAGAATGAAGATAATGTTTTTCATTGTTTTACCTTTCTTTTTTGAGGTTAGTTTGCGTGTTTGAAAAGTGCGATTATGGCAATCACCGTGGTAACAAGCCATCCGATGAACAGCGTGATTTTCTTTGTGAAACTGTTTGAAATCTTCTGTTCAAGTTTGATGCTGTTGACCTCGGTTTTGAGATTATTGACTTCATCAACGAGACCGAGCTTTCCGTTGCCGTGAAGTGTTTTATAGTCCGTGTTAAGTTTCGTCTTGATTTCCGAAATGTCTGCGGTGATTTCGAGCAAGGACGAATACACGAATTGTTCAAACGGCGTATTCAGCGTGGGCGGGTTGATAGGAACTTTTTGCGTATTGTTTGTACTCATTTCTTTTTATCCTTTCCGCGCTTTGCTTTGCAGATTGCACATTCACACGGTGAAGTCCATGCAGACCATCCGAACAACTGGCAGAGATTCCCGAATCGTCTTGCCTGATTCATTACAATGTAACGGCGAGGGTCAAGAAAGCAGTAACGATACTTTGCAATCTTGTAGCCGTTCTTTTTGAACCGAGTATTTGATTCGGTGAACTTCTTCATCGAGTTATCGGATTTGTGCCACTCTACATCGTGAATCAGAGCGACAGGCATCAGAGAAGGATGAAGTTTGTCAAGCAGTTTGCGAATCTTTTCAGGAAACTTGTCCGAACCAATGCCGTTGAAGATAAGCCTCAAATCGGCAAGTGTGTATCGTTTCAGTTTCGTTGCCCCGTCCAGTCCGGCTTCAATCGCCATAAGCCGGAGACGTTTGATTTCGCGCACGGATTCCATTTTTACGCGCCCTGAAGATTGATGCCGCCGATAAGCTCGTTCCAAGTCATTCCGAACCGCATAGCGTCAGCCATAATCTCGGTGATTCTCTTTCTTCCGTAGTCGATGGTTTCCGCATCAACCTGTTTTTCTTCAGCGAGAGCAATTAGGTCAGCGGAAATTCCGTTTGCCGCCGCCGCAAGAAATTCGGCAGGGGTAATCTTGTCAGTCATGCCGGAAAGTTCAACAATCAAATCGCGGAACGAGTTGCAAACGCGCTGTTTCGGCGTGAGTTCGCCATCCTCGGTAATCGTGCCGCCGATAGCCTCGAAAATCTCGTCTGTCTTGATGGGGGAAATGGTTCGTCCGTCAGGAAACTTGACGATGTTCGGGCGTTCGGTGTAAGTTTCGCCGTTGATGTGATAAGTTTTCATATTGGTAATCTCCTCAATTTGTGAATTTGTAGAAACGATTGTCAATGTGTTTAATCTTCGCTCTGAAGTCTGTTGCGTTCGGATTCGCTTGAACGAAGTCGTTCAACTGTTGCATCAAAACGTTAGACGAAGTAAAGATTATACACTTATTACCGTCCATGTCAAATTGTAAAGTAAGACATTTCTGATTTCTCGCGTTCTTGTCCTTGAAATGAGAGTTGCTGATTTTCCAACCAGTGAAGACAAGTTCGATATTGAGAACATCATCAATGTGGACTTTCTTACCTTCCAAGATAGTCCGATTCTTTGCGAAATCTGCTATGCGCGGAATTTCGTCTATGTTGCGGGTAATACTGTCGTTGTTGTTTGCGTTACCGTTGTCTGTGGTACACATAGTGATTTCACCAAGTTGTTAAAGTTTTTGATTGAGCATCCGACATTTCTAAACCAAAAGGCTTTTCCTGATTTGACACGCTTGAACCATCCCCATTGAGAGGATAGCGACCTCGCCCGATGTGCGGTAGGATGCAGTTTGAACCGCATGGCGTTGCGTCTAACGTGTCTTTCAATTCTGCGTCTGACAAGGACGCGCTTACGCTGAACGATAAAGCCCATCAGGTCGATGCCAAAGCGTTCTATCGGGAACACCTGTTCATTCTTCTTGATGTTTACTTTGAGTTCAACGGATAAAGCATGAAGCGCATTTTGAAATTCGTGGATTTTGTCTTTTGAATCGCAAAACGCTACTATGTCATCGTTGTAACGATAAAAACACATCTTCATATCTTTCGCAAGTCTGTCAACCGGATTCAGAAAGAAATTGGCGAGAATGGGCGATATAAGATTTCCAATCGGAAGACCGACTTTAATAGGACAGTTATCAATGATGTTGAATATCAGAGCGACCGCCCGTTTATCTTTTACCTTGTGAATTAACGCCTCTTTCAACTTGTCATGGTCTATGGACGAATAGAACTGCTTGAAATCAATCTTATAGCAGAAAATCGGCTTATCGCCAAATTCCCTTACTTTGCGGAATATGCGCCTCACTCCCTTATGTAAACTCTTGCCGGGAATCCCCGCATAAGTATCTTCAATCAGAGAGTGATTGAGCCTTGCGCCAAGCGTCATTCCAATCGCGCACTGGACGATTAAATCGCCGAAGTTCGAGGAATAATAGATTTCGCGCATCTTGCCACATTCCATGCGGAACATGTGCTTATAGTGGTGCATCTTCCAAGTGCCGTTTTTCAATCTGAAATGCAGACACCAAAGATTCCAATATAAGTTTTCTTCAAATTTTATGATTCTGCGTCTGTGTCGTTTGTTGCCTTTCTTTTTGAGTTTAAGGTAAGCCGCAAAGAGCGTATCAAACGCTATCATTTCCTCGAAAATATCACGGATTCGTTTCATCGTCTCACGCTCCTAAAATTCTGCATAGTTTTCCGAGACCTTTCAGCTTCGGCACAACCGATTTACTAAGTCCTATTCGGAACGTTAATCCACCTACTGTACGGTGATTGGAGTATGTTGCGTTTTGTCTACCTATCTTATCTAAAAGACGGTAGAGAAATGCAGACAGCCGCGCCCCAATGTTCGTGTTAGCATTGCCAACGGCATTGTTCACGTTGACGTAACCGAGACCGTCATTGGAGCTATTATTAGCGTTACCGCCACGGAAACCCGCACGGGGACAGCAGACCGCAACATATCCAACGCTACCACTGTTTCCAGCGATAACATTTTTAGCAAACGTGATTTGATATTTTTGATGAAAGATAAGCATGGTGATTCCAAATTCAGCGGAGACATAGCAAGCACTCGCTTGCGCTTTGTTTTTGCTATATCTCCGCATCGTTTTCGTTCCCTCGTTTACCCGTTCATTCGTTCTTTCGTTCTTTCGTGAGCGTTCATTTCGTTACCTCGCGCCCTTTTTATGCAGACAGCCGCGCCCCAACGTACGTGCTAGCAAGGCCAACGGCAAAGTACACGTAGACGTAACCGAGACCGTCATTGGAGCCATAATTAGCGTGACCGCCACGGAAACCCGCACGGGGCGAGGCATTGTCAGAATTGTAGAAATAATCCTGAAAACTGTTAGTTGCAGTACCAACAGTGAGAGGAAGAAGTGCATCACTCCAAGTCTGAACGTTGCCGCTGTTCGGCCATTCATGGGAAACCCACGAAACACCACTTGCAGGGGTCGTAGCGTGTGTATAGGTCAGGAGCGTCTTGTACAGCGAAGTTGCAAGCGTTTTCCAGTAGCCCTTACCCGCCGCACCGACAGTTCCGATGATGGGAAGGAAACCTGCGAGGTTCTGCCAAATACTGCCCCACGGATTTTCGATGAAATACTTACAGGCGACAACCTTATTGGTCGGCGAGTTGTAAGCAGTCGTATTGTACCCGTAAGAGGTGGTACAGGTATTGTCCGTGAAGGTCTGCGTTCCAACGGTCGGCGTTGCACCGTAATCACTCTTCGTATAGATAATGTCGTTGCCGTTTTTCCACGCGAAGACCGAGAAAGCGGTACGCGCTTCAGAACCGGACGGAACAGTACCAGTAACGGAGTTTGCGGCGACACCCTGCCAGTTCTTGCTATTGCAAGTGATGGACGAACCACGCCAAAACGCTTTGAGGTCGTAATCCGGCGAGTTGGCGGTTGCATCATCCGCGACAACCTGACCGCCGTAGATGTTCGGCGCGGACGGGGTGGATTCGGAACTCGTTGCCTTTGCCTTGTCGGATTCGGTGAGGATATTGGTTCTGCCAGTTCTGCGCGGCCAGTTGTTATTCCAGTCTTGCATTTCGGAGAAACCAGTAGTGATACCCTGCGTGTGAGCGGCGAGTTTCTGCGTGATAAACAGGTGGTGCAACCACTCATAATGTTTCTCATTGCAGACCGAACCGCCGTAGTTTTCGGCATAGGTCAGGTAGTTATTGAGCGAGGTCGAGACGGTCGGATAGACACCGGAGATTGAACGGAGACAAGTCTTGTTCGTGCCGCCGATGTTGATAGTCTGCGTTGCCGCCTGATAGTAGCCCATGTACTGCTTGCGGACAGTGTTTCCGTCCGGCGAAATCTTGAAGGATTCAAACCAGTCGGACGTGTTCGCGCCGTAGCCGAATTTCGAGCGGGACATAAGGATGTACTCGGTATCAACGTTGTCTTCCGTGCTTGCAATCCGCATGAAATGGGATTCAGGAAATTCCGTCATAACATCACCATCATCACCAGTCAGGACGGCATCAGTGCCATCGAGCTTTTTGGTGAGATTGTTCGGGTTGACGTAATATTTGATGTGCCGAGTGGAAAGGTTATCCATCAGACCGATTCGCGCGAAATGGCAAGCCATCTTTTCGGCGTTGTGAACCACGGCAGTTTCGTTGAGCGTAGAGGCATCCCACTTCTGATTTTCACTGTCGTAGGTGAAATTGGTGAGTTCGATAGCCGTGAACGTATGAACTGCGTTCGTGATAGTAGTGCCGGACATTGTGCGGGTGCAGACGTGCTTGTAGCCATAGACATACGGAGCGTTGGAACTGGTCGGAATCGAATCATCGTTGTTCAACTGCCAGTATTTGCCCGCCGCAACCGTCCAAGTCGTAGAACCGTCCGAACCGATAACGGTGCAACCAGTACCGAGGACTTCAATGTAGGCATCATCACCGTCAACGCCAGTTCCCGCCGAAATCGGGTGAGTTTCGCTGTTACCAGTGAAGTCAATGATAGTTCCTTCGCTGATAGTAACGATACCGTTGCCGAAAATCTTGCCGTGAACTTTAACGTGTCCGTGAAGAACGAGTGCGGATTCCGTGTCGCCGAGGTTGATATTGTCGTAGAGTTCGCCGTTTGTGAGCATGGCAGTACCGTTGCTGTGAACATAGATACCGCCGTTCGTGTTGCCGTTGAGGGTAACGCCCGCCATACTCGCCGTACAGTTGTTGCCGACATTTACGCCGTATGCGCCGCCAGTGATTTCAACGCCATTGATGGTGCTGTTGCCGTTGATAACATTGAGCGAGACATTGGCGAGGTCAACCACGCCCGTGCCAGTGATAGAGGCATTGGCGAGAAGCGTAGGCTCAACCGAAAGATTGAGTTCGCCATCGACAACCACTTCTTTCATGGTGAACGTGCCGCCAGTAACGTTGAGTTCGGTGTTTTCAACGACCTTGCCGGATTCAACCGTAACGATACCCGCCGAGATAGTCAGGTCGGAGAACGAAACGGCGTAGAATGTGATACCAGTAGTGCCGCCATTCATCGAACCGGAAACGATAGTCGCGTAGTTGTTGCCGACAACATGCTTTGAACCGGAAACCGTAATGGCGTTTAGGTAGAGAGGCGTGTTGTTCGTGCTTGCATCGAACGTAACGAACTCATCACTCGCGGTAGTCAGACCGTAGGAGAGCGAACCAGTGCCGGAAGTCGAACCATTGAGGGTGATGTAACCGCCAAGATGGTCTTCGAGCGAAAGGAACGCTTTGCCCGAATGGAATCTGACCGTACAATTATTTACGGAATCAGAGACCAGTTCTTCAGCGAGAACGAGGTTACTGCCAGTAACGATATAACCCGTGCCGGAAATGAAGATTTGGATGTGTCCTTCAAGACCGAACTTATTTGCGGCACACGCTTCGGCGTTGATGGTGAACGCGCCGTTGTTTGCGACCGCTTTGTAGGCGTGTCCGGCGAGGACGGAGACGGAAGTACCGGAAACCGTTTCAATGTCAAAGAAACGTTCCTGTTCAATCGTGGTGCTTGCGCCGGGGGTGATTTTCGTGCGGAAACCCGCCGTGAGCGCGGCACTGATTGTAGTAGAACCACCCGAAACCGTGATATTGATGCCGTTGCCCTTTGTAAGAGCATCCTGTTTGCCGGAGCGAAGTTCATCCAGTCCGTAGACCACGAAATACATACTCGGTACGCGCGAAATCGCGGATTCAACGTCTTCTTTCGTGAGGTTCTTCGGGTCGGAAGAAACGTACTGCGAAACCGTAACGCCGCCGAGCGAGGTAGTCGATGCAGTCGGAAGGGTATAGGTGCAGTTGATTACGCCCCCCGTTCCGATACTGATATTCGTACCCGCATTGGCAGAGGAAAGAGTTGCCTGTTTCGTGGAAAGACCATTGTCGATATAGGACTTGACAGCCCAAGCAGTAGCCGGATTGTCGCCGCCGCCCGAACCAGTTCCGGTAATCGGCGTGAGGTCGGTCGGGCAGTTCGCAAGGATAACATACTTGCTATCGGCAGATTCGAACGCCTCTTGAACGTAGAGTTTGACGGCGTAGGCATCAGGAACACCACCGGGATTCGCGGAAGTCGAGTTCACGATTCCGTTGTAGTCGGTCTTCATAACCACGCCTTTGACCGAGGAAGTTGCATCAGCGACAGAGATAACGCCGTTGTTGTCTACGGTGATGTTACTGCCGATTTGAACGCCGCCGAGGGAGTTTGCGGTTGCCTTGTCGAGCGTAATCAGACCGGAAACATTGCTGATACCAGTTCCGAGCTTGACCGACAGAATATCGCCGTTGAGATAAAGACCGCCGTTCGCAATCTTCGTTTCAAGGTCGGCGATATTGCCGAGGACAGTGATACCGAAAAGATTGTCATTAGTTCCGGCATCCGTGAATTGAACATTGATGTTTGCCATAAGCAATTTCTCCTATTTGAGAGTTAAGTTGAGTATTATTTAACTATATATATGGTGAATGTCAATAGTTTTAAGGGTTGCTGTTGTAGTATGAAGTTACAGAGGCGTAATTTCGCACCCGTCCGAACTCAATACTGTAACTCTGACTTTGATACACGCTATCGCCGTCAATCAGCAAATCAGTGTCGGAATAGCAAACGGTGGAATCGTGAATCCATGCGAAGAAGTTGTTGCCGTCTCCATGTTGAT